TTATATAATTTTTGGGGTACTGGTTTGGAATGGGAAGATTATCAATTTCTTGAAAATGAATTGGCACAATGGAAAACCACCCATAAGCATGATACTCGTTCAGAATTAATTTTCTTGAGAGAAATAGCCTTTATTTTATTGGATATAAAAAAGGCAAGGGAAAGTGGTCAATCTACTTCGACATTGATGAAACAATTTCAAGAAACTGTGAAAACCGCTGGACTTGATCCTGCAAACGCATCCGCAATTACGGGGGCGCAAGAGACATTTGGTAATTGGATAAAAGAAATTGAAACTAAAACTCCTGCTGAATGGTATGAGAATGATAAATTATTTAAAGATGTTGATAATTTATCTAAATATTGGGAAAATTATGTTACTCGTCCTTTAAAAAATTTTATTACGGGTTCAAGAGATTTCAATATTTCTGAGGCATCTGAAGAAGGCGAAGATTCTCCCGAATTAGATTTATCATCTGCATCATCAGATGGTGATTATGGAATAGATATTATCGGAGATTCAAATGACGGCGATAACTAATTTCAGAAATAAGCGGGAAATAAATAAATCTAAATCAAGACAAAATAACTTGTTTTTAGCTCCAAAGAAAATGACGAGAGCAGAAGATATAATTGGTTCAAGAAGAGACAGATTAATTGATTGGATAACTTTTTACAGAAGAAATATGCACAGATTCGTGCAACATTATTTAGGAATAAAACTGCATCCATATCAGATTATATGGATTTATATGATGTCCATTTCGGATTCTTTTGTGGCAATATGCAGTCGCGCAGCAGCTAAAACTTGGTTATTGGGGGTTTTTAGTGTTGCAAAAGCCATATTGTATCCAGGTTCTGAAATTGTGGTTGTAGCTTTAACAAAAGAACAGGCTGGGAAGATTATTACCGAAAAAATAAAACCGCTTGCGAATCGCTATCCTATGGTTGCAAGAGAAATATCTGAAATTAGAACGAGTTTAAATTTATATGAATGTCAATTTCATAATGGGAGTGTGATTAGAGTTGTTCCAAGCAGAGATTCGGCTCGTGGTGGAAGGGCATCCATGCTTATCATGGAAGAGTTTAGATTGATTTCAAAAGATATTTTGGATTCCGTTATTCGACCTTATTTAGTTGTTAGGCAAGCACCCTATTTAAAAATAGATAAATATAGTCATTTAATTGAAGAACCAAGAGAAGTATTTATTTCTTCTGCTTATCATAAATCAGAATGGTGGTACAAAGAAAGTTTATCAACGATAAAAGCGATGTTGAAAGGCGATAACGCTAATTTTTTTGCAACCGATTTAATGGTGGCCATTAAGCATGGTATAAAAACCGTGAAGCAAATTAAACGTGAAAAAACCAAAATGGATGAAGTTACCTATCAAGAAGAATATTTGAATATTCCATTTGGTGAAAGCGGAGATTCGTATTATAAATTAGGTATGTTTACGAAACTTAGGGATTTAAAAAAGGGTTTTTATCCGCAAAAGGCTGATACATATAACGCTAAAAAAAATCCTTATGCTATTTTAAAAATTGATGATGAAATTAGATTAGTGTCGGTGGATGTTGCAACTCGCGCCGGAAAAACAAATGACTTAACGATTATAAGTTGCATTAGACTTTTACCAACATCTCATGGTTATCATAGAGAAGTTTGTTATATTGAAAGTTTTTCTGGAAAAAATACAATTGAGCAAGGTTTACGAATCAAACAAATTTTCTATGATTTTGAAGGGGATAATATCGTACTCGATATTCAAAATGCAGGGATGAAAATAGTTGTCCTCCCCATTAGTGATTTTGGGGTAATTAATTTGCGGAATTAAGCGGGAAGCCTGAAATGGTAATCCGAACCGAAGATTGAATTTAAAATTTCAATCAGGGGCAGAGCATAGTCTTGAAACTATCATTATATTGAAAATATTATTACGATAGATATATAATAGACCAAGAGGCCGCAATATCTTTTTGAGAAAATGGTATTTGTGGTGAAAAATGATGATTCCAATTAATCATTAAAATTTCTTAAAAAGATAAAAAGATATGCCGAACTAATAGGAAACGAACTATTAGAACATGCTGATAAAAAACAGTGTGGATAACAAATTTGTTCTATTTTAGACCAGTTGGGCGTTGTCACAAAAGACGATGAGCGCGGAATTGAATATCCTGCTATGACGGTTATGCAACATGAATCGATTGAAGAAAAAGTTTATCTTGAATTAGTGGCAAGAACGCTTGGCGCAAATGCCCTTCCAATTATTTATCCTATATCCGCCACTGGAAATCTTAATAGCAATATTGCTGTTGATTTTAGAGATAAATTGAAGAAAAAAATGTTTTCTTTTCTTTTGGATGAGACTGCTGCTGAAGATTTTTTGTTGAAACATAATAAAGAAGTCATGGTTGCAAATGATGAACTTGCTTTAAAGGCTTTTTTTATGAATCCTTATATTCAAACAACATTGCTCATCAATGAATGTATAAATTTATCGATGAGTATTATTTCAGGTAATATCAAATTAAAAGAACGATCTGGTGGTCGTAAAGATAGATATACATCCGTGAGTTATGCAAATTATTTTGCTAGTTTTTTGGATAAGGATATAATGAGAGAAGAAGGCAATCATGATGATGATTTATTGAATAGCGTCGTGGTTTTATAGTGAATATGATAATAAATATAATAAAATTTAGTTGAAGGAGGTAAAATACTAAATATGGCTAGAACAAAAAAGGCTTCATCTCCTTCTAAGAAAGATGAAAAAAATGATGATGGGTTAATTTCGGCTGAAGATGTGTGGGATGTTTTGAAATTTGCGTCGAATTTATATGGTGGTGTGATTCCTCAATATGGAATTTCCGGTGTTTATAATCCAATGTTGACGAATGACATTATGAAAAATATGACGCTTCATCCACAGGCTGTAACATCCGATCAGGTTGACAAGGCTTTAGCAGACCCGAAGAACAATGAGCAAAATTTAATTGGATACAGCGAATTCTTCGAGTTGTCAAATATGCTTTATAAGCGGATTTTATATTATTTATCTGGCATGTTATCATTTGATTTGACATATGTTTGTATAAATGCAGAACCAGATGATTATAAGACAACAAGATATAAAGGTGATTTACAAATAGTTCAAGATTTTCTTGATAAATTTGATGTAAAAAAAGAATTTAAAACCATTCTTCGTCAAATGCTCAGACAAGAGGCCTATTTTGGAATTCTGCGTGATGATGGAGAAAAATACGTCATGCAAGAAATTGATGAGAGCTACTGTTTAATTACGGGAAGATTTGATTACGGGCTTTTGTTTGATTATAATGCCATTCAAATGCTCAATCCTGGTTTTGACATCGATTTTTATCCAGAAATTTTCAAGACATTTTATGATAAAATTTTTAGAGATGGAAATAGCGCAAATTTATATAATCCCGCTGCATCTGTTATGAATAGAGATAAAAATTGGGTGTACTGGATACAGACGAGTCCCGAACAAGGGTTTGCTTGTTTTAAATTCAATGAAGAAATTGGTACTAGAGTTCCTTTCTTTGCGCCTCTGTTTCCAGATGTGGTCAATGGAAATCTTATCCGCAAACTTCAAACAAATTCTTATATAAGTGAAGCAAGTAAAATACTTGTTGGAAAGATTCCAATGATAAATAATCCTAAGGGTGCTGGTGTACGCGATAGTTTGGCTATCTCTCCAGAACTACTTGGCAAGTTCTTGGCATTATTGAAAGCGGGATTGGCAGAAACAGTTCGCGTCGCTGGAAGTCCGCTGGAGAATATGCAAGGAGTAGAATTTACAAGCAGGGATTATTACCAGCAATATTTAAAAACAACTGGTTCTGCATCTGGAATAGATTCGAGATTGATTTTTACCATAGATAAGCCTACTCAAATGGAATCGCAGCTTAGTACAAATGTTGATGAGTATTTAATTGGACACGTTTATAATTATTTCAATGACTTTCTTAATTATCATATAAATAAAAGAACTAAAAAATATAAATTTAGATTCTTTTTTGAAGGTACGAATTTATTTACAAATCGGGCGGAAAGATTGGATACTCAATTGAAATTGATGCCCTTTGGAATAGTTAATTATCAAAAAATAGCTTCTGCCATTGGTCAATTACCCCATCATTTCCTGAAGCAGTTGCAGGAAACAAGGGCGATTGGATTTGTGGATATGTTGACACCAATTCAAACTTCTGCCACATTGAGCAGTAATTATGGCGGTGCGCCTAAAAAATCGGCTGGTGATTTATCGGATTCTGGGGCGCAAGCAAGAGATGATTCTGGGAATTATTAAAACTTATTTTCAACAAAATAAAAGTTTTCTTGTGAGACTGTCTTGAATTGTTTCATAAATTTTATAAAATAAATTTATCGGATAATATTTATGTTAGCCTCTTCATAAGGAAATTGTTTTTAGAATAAAAATAGTTCAAAAAATAGTGGTTCTTTTTTTGAAAATATTGAAATATTTAAGATAAGGAGGTGAATCATGTCCTATAACGGTTCAAGACCCTTGATTTCAGATGATGTCAATAACAAGTTGAATTTGATAGTTCAAAAATTATTCATAGGCAATAGAATAATGGATAGGGGTATGAGTGTCATAGGTGTTAAATATCTGATGAATCATACTGTTGATATTATACATCCTCTTATAGCTCATCGATACCCATTAATGGCAGATTTGATTTCTGGTTATCAAGAAGCAAGAAATTGTTTGACTGTTTATGGTGATGTACCAACGGATGATACAGAATACAATTCTGTCCCAGAATTTTTTGACAGAATGGTTGAATATCAAATTGATTTGGAGAATTTGGTTTATCAGGTTTGTGAATTCGCTCAAGAAGAAAATGATTATATGACCAAAGTGTTTCTTGATAAATTTATGCTCGATTTAATTCCGTTGACTAAACAATTATTGTTGTTATCTGATAAGGCAAATATGTATTCTGATAAATGTGAAGATTTTGATGCAAGAATAGAACAATTTATAATATTGGAATCTTTATAAATCTTGATTGAGTTCAAATGAGGGAATGCACCAGATTAATTACTAGATTGATAAGACAATCAAAAATATTTTTCTATCTGTCTTGTTTATGTTTGGAGTGTTTTTTGATTTATTATTGTAAAGTTTGTTTTAAGTAAAGAGATAAAAACAAGGAGATAAACATTATGTTGATAAAAAACGCAGATGAAATGGCGGAAACATTTTCTTGCGGTCAATTGCTGGGGAAGTGGCTTCACCATGACATGAATATTCCAGTATTGTCAATAGAAGAACCAAGAGATTATGAAACGGAAACAAGATATATTTTTTCAAACACAGACCTTTTAAAAGAAGCTCTAAATAAAAAGCCTTTTTGGATAAAATTGGCAAATATTTTTGTAAACTAAGGAGGTGAATATAATTGAATGATAAAATTACATTCGCCATAGATAAATACCAGCTTCTTAGCGATTCAGAAAATGAGCAACTTGCTAAACTTAAACTTTTTATCTGTCGTGAAGGAAATAACCTGCATAATTTACCTATATCATGGGATACGATTATTGCAGCGAAAAATTCACTGGTGGGAAAACCGATTCTAACAAATTATATTCCATACAAAGATGACTTTGGAAGTCACGATCCTCAGGAAAGCCCAGTGGGATGTTTCATAAATGAAAATGATATTTCCGAAGAAAAAGATGAATATGGTAATAAGTGGTTGACAAGCATTGGTTATATATGGAAAGGATATTTTCCCCAAGTATATGATGTTCTAAGAAAAAGAGACAATAAAAAAGAAAATTCACCCGTTTCAATGGAAATAGTTGTGTTAGATGGCGATAAAAATGATGATGGAATGTTTAACAGTGTTTCATTATTTAGTTTTATGGGCGTGACACTTCTGGGTTCTAAAGTTCAACCCGCCATTCCAAATGCCAGAGCAACATTGAATTTTACGATGATGTTAGAACAAACCAAACAGCTTCTTCAATATTCATATAATCATATTGATTTTCAGATACCGTCCAATGTAAAATCTAATGCTCAAAAAGGTTTAGATTTATATTTTGAAAATAAAAGGGGCGGAAATTCATTTAATTTAAGCATGGCTCGTTATCTATCTAAAAATAAGATGATAGAACCAGATAAAGTTAAAAAGCTCCATCGGGCACTACTATCCAAATCCAAACAAGACCTTGCCAAAGATGGGAATAATTATATTTCATTTATGTTGCTTGGTGGGAAAGCTGGATTGGATTGGTGCAATGGTTTAATAAATGATATGAGTAAGACTGATAATCAGAAATCGTCTTACTTTGCGGAGGATGAATATATGAGCACTAATGAATATGGAAAAGGCGAAGCTATTAAAGTTGATAAATCATTTAAGGCAATGGATATTAATTCATGGGGAAATGTGGATAAAACTTCTTTGAGAAACAAGGTTTTAAATGCGAGTAATTATAAAACATTGGTAAATGATGTTTATGCTTTAGTGGAATCTGGATGGGAAGATGCTCCCAGTGAACATCTCAAATATCCAATCATGGTTATTAAAAACGGTGTTGCTGTTTATAATAGATATGGTCTTTCTGCGGCATTGCAACGCGCAGAGGGTCAAAATGAAAGTGATGTTGTTTCAAAAATTAATGGTATTTATAAGTCATTAGGATTGGACAACGAAAATAAAAGCAAGGAGGAAAAAAGTTCAATGGCAAAAAAAATGAAAGAAGGTTCTTCCGAAGAAGAAAAACAAGAATCGCCTGAGGAAGAAAAGAAAGAGGATATGGCGACTGAAGGTTCTAAGGCAGAAGAAGAACAAGAAACCGCATCCGAAGAAAAAGGGGAGCAAGAACAAGGTAGGGGTGATAAGTCTGATTCCGAAAAGAAAATGGCTAAGTCTAAGAAATCTGCTGAAGGTTCTCCTGAAGAAGAAAAACAAGAATTTCAATTGGAAGATGACAAAGAAGATGCAAAAATGTCTCTCGATGACTATGCCGATGTTGGAGCAATGATGGCTATGCTTGGTATGGAGACTGAACAGAATCGTTCTCTTGCAAAAGAATTGGTTTCTCCTGAAATGGGAAATTTGTTTGCCGAGGTTTTTGCTAAGGTAAAAGAATTAGCTGAATTCAAAGCGGATATTGAAAAAGAGAAAATGGCTTATGAAGTTGAAAAAACCATGAGTGAAGTTGAATTGCCTGCAACCAAGAAAGAAGAACTTAAGACTGAAGCATCAAAATTTTCTTTGGGGAATATTGATATTTGGAAAAACAAGGTCAAAGCCGAGGCCTATGAATTTTCAAAAATCAATAAAATGGAAAAGGTAAAAGACAATATCAAAAGATATGCCCTTCCTTTTAACGTGAAAGCCGAAAAGAAAAATGATTCTTTATGGCAAGGCAATGGTTAATAATTAAATAAAACTATTGTGATTTTACCATCACAATTTATTTTTAAATATATAGAAAAGATAATGGAGGATTTTTAAACATGAGTCATGGAATTTTAGTACAAGATGCTGTGCAAGCAATGAATATCGATGCGCTTAATCGTAGTGCTGTAGCGGCTGTTGATTTAGATAGGGGCAATGTGTTTGCGCTTGATGCACAATCTGCGGTTGCCGGACAAACTGAAGCATGGACAGTCGTGCAACCTGCTACTGGAGCGCACTTAACTCATCTTTGGATGTGTTCACAACCAGAAGATGTTGTAGTATATAGTGGTTCAAATGCTTATAAGGGACTTAATCCAGACCCTCGCAACTTTTATGTTAAGAGTGGTTTAGTGTTTACGGCTTTCCAACCTCAAATTGGAGATGTGATTGAATTGAGTGCCGATGCACTTGGAACTGGTTCAGGAGTTGCATCTGCTTACGCCGTTGCCGTTAATGGTAGTTATCAATTGACTTGGGCTACCGCCCCAATTTCTGGTTTGACACTTACCTATTTGTCAACATCTTACGTTTCTATTGCTGATGGTTCTATTGGCACTCAGCGTGTTACAATGTACAAATTTGCTGTTGCGGCTTTAGCATAATAATCCTTTGGGGTTATAAAATAAAATAGAATATTGGAGGATTAAATTAAATGAAAATCTCGAATAAAATTTTAACTTTTGCGGGTGGGGAAGATAAACTTGCTCCTTATTTGATGTTTGCTGATTACTGGAATCATTATCGTGCAGAACATAAAAAGGGCGATGATGCCAAAAACATTGATTACCAAAAATTTGATAAGAATGGTAATGTAATTAGCTTCTCCCAAAAAGAAGATGAAATGAACAGGGTGCTTCGTGATGAAATTATCAGACAAGCATTCAATGGAATCAATCCAACTGAGAATAGTGTTCTTCCTTTGGAGGCATGGGCGACCCATCCTACTTTAAGTTGGGCGACATTCTCGGTTGTTTCTGCAATGATCGATATGGTGTTGCCGGATACAATAATTGAGTCGATTGGTTCTTACACTGATGTTAAAAGTGGAGATTGGGGAGATTCTTTCTCTTTTGATATTACTCCCCGTGATTTGTTTGTTGTGTCAAAGCAGGGGCGCGATCGCAGAACAACGGAACTTCGCAAACAATATAAAGGTCAGGTAACTGTTGTTCCTGAACCTCGTCAATTGTCTGTAAGTGTTTCATTGTATAGAGTTTTGGCTGGCAAAGAATCTTTGGCGGAATTTGTTGCAAAAGTTGTTCGTTCACTTGAGTCCCAAATGACGGTGGATGTATACAACACATTTGCTACTGCTATGGCCGCTCTCCCAACTTCGCCTGCCAATACGGCCTTGCAGGTTACCGGCTATTCTCAGCAATCTCTGGTTGCTTTGGCTGAACGTGTTGGCGCTTGGAATGGCGGAAATCAACCAATTGTGATGGGAACGCGCCTGGCTCTTGCCAAAATTGTTCCTGATAATGCTGGCTGGCGCTATGATACTGAAAGTGATTATGTCAAGATTGGTTATATTCGCACAATCAGTGGATATGACATCATGATGTTGCCACAAGTTGCGGCATGGAACACTCCTTTTGCAACTGTTATTGACGATTCTAAATTGTGGATTGTGTCACCTTCTGCTTCAAAACTCGTGAAATTGTGTTTGGAAGGTTCAACTTTGAGTAATGTTAGTACAACTTTCCAAAATGCCAATTTAACTCAAAGTGCTTCAATCACTAAATCTTATGGAACTGCTATTGCAACTTCCGCAATTGCTGGTGTTGTTGCTTTGCAATAAAAATTAAACATGGGATGGAAAATAAAATTTCCATCCCATGAACATAAAAAATGAAAGAGGAAAAATAAAATGAGTGAGGAAAAAACAACTAAATTAAAATCAGGAAGATTGAATTCCAAAAAATCTCAAAGAGAAATTGATTTAGAAAAAAAAATTCTTAAAATGCAGGAGCAACTGGAAGCAATAAAAGAGCCTCAAACTGAAGGCTCATCTATTTCAGAAGAAGAAAGAATTGACCCAACTGAATATATAAAGGTTATGTCATTGACTAATCATCTTTTAAATCTTACAACCCAGCCGAGAGGCGGGGGTAAAATATATTCATTTTCAAAGGGATTTGGTGAAGTAAAAAGAATTCCATATTCTCATCTTGCTGATATTATTGAAAATCATCAATCTTTTGTTGAAGCTGGGAATTTTTATATTATGGATAAACGTGTTATATCTCAGCATGGTTTGGATGATGCTTATGAAAAAATTCTTGATAAAGATAAGATTGAACAGATATTCAATGGAAATAAGAATGATGCTTTAAATCTTTTTAAAATGGCTAATCCTAAACAGCAAGGAATGATAATTAATATGCTTATTGAAAAATTACGGGATGATCCAGAGTTTGATTTAAATGTTATTGAAATTATTTCAAAATATTCCAAAGTCAATCTTCAAGAAAAAGCAATTTTCGCAAGAGAATTTATGGAAGATGAAGAGAAAGATGAACAAGAAGAAAAATAATACGATTCAATTTTTCAAAATTTAGTTGAAGATAGAAATTAGATAATAAAAAATGATGGAGGTTAAAAAATGGGTACTACTTATCAGGAAATCAATGACCTCTTCATGCTACAAATTCAGGATTATAGATTAATGGATTTGTATAATACATCCATATTGAATACCACTACGGATTTTGATGTATATTTAATGGGTTTTATGCTTTTGGCAATACCCGACTTTATATATTGTACTCAAGACCTTTCAAATAGAGATGATGCAGCCAGAACATTTAATATAGTTTTGACAGATGAAACAAAAAAGATTTTATCTAAATTTATGGTTTTGGAGTGGTTGGGCAAAGAAGTAAAAGATGTTTTGCAAATGCGTTTGCATGTTCAAGATGCAGATTTCAAAACTTTTGCAGAGGCAAATAATCTCAATGCTAAACAAGCATCCTATAATATGTTAAGAGAGGAATGCTCTCAATTATTGACAGACATCGCCTATAAAAATAATAATTGGAATAATTGGATTTCTGGGGTTTTTTATCCATAGGTGGGAAACATGACATATAAATTTATAAATGCATCTAAACCCATGCAAAAAACTCCAAAGGAAATATTAACTAATGATTTTCAAGAGAATCTAACAGACCAATTTAAGCAATCTACTGATTGGTACACCATCAAAGAAGAATTTCCATTCGCATCTGGAATTTATAATGATATAGATGTAAGAATAACTCATGCAATCGATAGTGTAACAGGAAAGAATTTGGGCGATGATTTTAAAAACATTTTATTTCCAGATTTAAATCATCAATTTCAAATCGGTTCAATGTATTTCTTTGATAAAAATTATTGGATAGTCATAAATAGTGAAACAAAAAGAAATCTTGCGGCATCTGTCACAATAAAAAGATGCAACGAAGAACTAAGATGGAAAGATAAAATAACGGGAAAATTTTATTCAGTTCCATGTAGTATTGGTTACGATGTTCGTATGCCAAGAAACTATTCTACGGCTGGTTCTGCATTAGTTTTACCTTCAGGATTCGCTGAAGTTATGACCCAGTTTAATGCTGCGACAAATACAATTTATCCCAATCAAAGATTTTTATTTGGAAATACAAACAACTGGATTGCATATGTGATTGAAGGTGGAGGTTTAAATAATTTCCAAAGATTACAAACTACAGATGAAATGAGTACTGGAATACTAAGATTGACCATGAGGACAAATCAAGTCAATGTTGGACAAGATGATTTAATAAATGGGATTGCAGATGCTTTTGAAAATATTTACACACTATCATTAAATACAAATTCTGTGTCCATAACAAAAGACAATAGTTCACAATTAGTTGCCGATGTGAAATTGAATGGAGCAAATGTTGATAGATCATTAACTTGGTCAACCAGTGATTCTTTGGTCGCAACGGTGGATTCAAATGGCGTGGTTACGGCAATTGGAGTTGGAAATTGCACAATAAGTTGCAATATAAGGGACAACGTTGCCGTCAATGATTCTTGTGCCGTTACCGTAACGTTATCGTCTGTGGATAATTATTCTATTATAATGACACCAATTTCAAACTCAATTCTTGAAGGACAAACGGTTACATTTACTACAACGTTGATATTTAATGGAAACTCTTTGGCAGATGCATTTACATATTCGATTGATGCTTCAAATACCGTTCCTCAATCAAATTTTGTATTTACTATTGTGGATGGTCACAGTTTTTCAATTAGAAATAATTCAAAATATCTAATTGCTCCATTGAAAATTATGGCTGTGTCTGGAACATATTCTCGAACATTCGATATTCTTTTGAAGGGAGCGTGGTAATATGAGTGTGACAGAAATGATTTCGGATCAAAGCGCATATAATC